GGCGCCTGATTAAGCGAAGCATCTCCGCCTTCCGTGGTGTTGGGTCGGCGGCCCCGGCATCGTTCCGGGGCCGCCGATGTTGCGGAGAGGTCAGCCGTTGCCGACGTTGGTCAGGAGGCCCATGGCGAACGGCACGTAAACGGCAAGAACTTCTTGCGAGTAGCAGCCGTAATACTGCTCGCGCGAAACCTTCGGCCAGATTTCGCTGTAGTAATCCTGCCGGGTCTGCACGACAGCGCACTCCGGCACGGCGTTCGACACGTACCATGGCGGCAGATGCTCGGCCCAGCCGAGGAGTGTCCCGGCCGCCAGGTTGGGATGGATCTTGATCGGAATCTTGACGCCGCCGTCCGGGGTGTAGGGGTTGAAGTAGTAGCTGACGACACCGCCGGCCGTGACCTTGTATTCGGCACCACCCTCGGCATCGACTTCCTGGTTGTAGCGCAGCAGTGGGGCCGAGGCGCCGTTCAGCGTCTTCGCCGTGATGTTCTTTTGTTCCTGGCTATTGACGTAGATCACGGTGGCGCTGAGGCGAGAGTTGTCCCACATCGCCTTGTTCATGGTGTCGATCTCGTTGACACCGCCGGCGCCCGAGCTGGTCAGGAAAGTGCCGGTGCCGGCCGTACCGGTCGGGAGCGTGTTGACGTAGGCGCCGCTGGACGGGTTGAACGCCCAGGTCAGCAAGCCGTCGAAGGCGTAGCTCTGGTTCGTGCTGCAGTCCGCGGTGATGGCGGCGGCGGGCTGCAGGCCGGAGGTCAGCGGCGCCGAGAACACGACGCTGTTGATCGTGGTGATGGCCTGCAGGGTCTCCTGACCGGCCACGCCGACGAACCAGGCATAGGCGACGGCACCCGTGACCGGCGTCTCGGCGCCGGTCAGCGCCTGGCCCAGGGTGATGGGCTGCGTCGTGTTCGGCGACTTGTTCGAGGAGCCGCCGTTCAGGACATAGGTGCGGGCATCGTTGCCGGTGATCGTCAGCGCCTGCGCGATGCCGCCGCTGAGCGAGGAGTTCAGGTAGCCTTCCTGGGTCAGCGCGACCACGATGACGCTGTACGTGCCGGCCGGAAGGGTTGCCGTGGAGCCGGAGGCGCCAAGGGTCGGGGCGGACGGAGTGCCGAGCGGCAGGGAGTTGTCGCCGCCGATCAGCCCGGCCTCCTCCTTGATGAAGGTACGCAGCAGCAGCCGGAGCTGCACGAGGGCATCCTCGTCCTCGAAGCCATCGGCCGCGAAGCGGGCTTCCTCGGTGATGCTGTCTTCCTCGCCCAGCGTCATGTAGGACAGGGACTTGTTGGACGTCACGTAGGACATCGAGGCGCTGCGCCGGCCTTCCTGGACCCACCCCATGAAGGGCTGGCCGGAGCCGATCGTGTTCACGACCGCCTTCCAGTGCGCGGCTTCGCCGGGATGCTCGCGCTGCATCCTGGCGAGGCTGTTGCGGATCGGCGTCACGGTCGGGAACAGGTTCATGGCCGGGGCCCGCAGATCGTAGTAGGTGAGGCCGGTTGCGACCGACACGCTCTTGCGCAGCGAGTCCGACATCTGGTCGTCGGTCATCGGGTTGCCGAACGACGCCTTGAAGAGATCGAGCGTATGGGCGGCGCGTTTGCGGGACATGTAGCCGATGCGGTTCTTGTCCGGGGCCGACGTGCCATTGATGGTCGCCTGGAAGCGGTCGATCACCGCATCCCGGGGCTGGACGACGCGGGTTGCCATTCGAGACTCCTCTATGACCGCCGCCGCTCAGGCGTCAGCGGATCCGACAAATGCCGGGGCGTGCGCCAGCACGACCGCGCGGCGTGGGACAAGAAGGCTGGCGCCTGAAGCTATTTCGATGTCGACAGGTAGGCTTCGCGCAGCAACGCGTCGGCGCGTTCCGGGCCGGCCGGAACCGCGAGCACCTTCTGCAGCAGCGCCGACTGCGGAGCGGGATCCGTGGCACCACCACCGGCGCTGATCGCGCCGCCGTCCGCGGTCTTGGTGACGGCGCTGCCGGCCGGCCGCGAGGCGTGCCGGAGCGGCGTCACCACGGGCTCGCCCTCGAGCTTGGCGATCTTGCTCTTGAGCGTAGCGATCTCGACGTTGGCCGTGGTCAGGCTGGCCCGCATGTCCTGGGTCGCCTTCACCAGCGGCGCGACCTGGCCCACGATACTGCGAAGTAGCTTCTCGGATCGCGGATGGGTCGTGGTGGTGGCAGCAGGCGCCTGGCTGCCGGAACCAGTACCGGTTGCCGTGGGACGATCTGCCGTCGCGAGGCGCTCCATCTCGGGCGCTGCCTTGTCGAGCGAATCGGCCAGCGCCTTGCGGAGCTTGCGGACGTCCTTCGGGACCGGCTTTTCGGCCCTGGCCCGCAGCACGCCGGCGAGATCGCGCATCCAGGTCGGGGCCGCGAGCGTGACGTACTGAGGGCCATTACTGTCGCCGGTCCAGATGCGCTCGACGTCCTTGCCCTCGCCGAACTCCGTCGCCTCGCGGGCCACGACGTCTTCCAGGAGCTTGATGCCGGACGCCAGCCATTCGTGAAGCTGCTCGACCAGCTTGACGGCGTCTGGATCGGTGTCGCCCTCGGCGGACTGCTCGCGCTGATAGTCGTGCTGCAGCGATCGGATACCAGTCAGGGTGCTGGCCAGAGACGCGATGAAGCCCATGCTCTTGTGCATCGTCGCCGCCTTGGTGAGGGCGCCGCCGCAGGCCGCGCACTTGGTGTCGCCATCCTTGATCTCGGCATGGCAGGCCGGGCAGGTCTTGGCAGCCTTGGCCAGCGGCTGCGACTGACCTTGCGCAGCCCGCACCTTGACAAGCCGATCGGCCCTGGCCACCCAGCGCGCGGCCTTGGCCAGCTTCTTGGCCTTCCGGGCCGCCTTGGCGAGCTTGCGCGCGCGTCGGTCTGCCTCGCTCTCGCCGGTAGGAAGCACCGCGTTATCCTGCTGGGGATGCGGCTCGGGATGGGCCTGATCGACCGTCACGCCGGCACCCTTGGTCGCCGTGCCGCCCTTCTTCTTGGTGCTGCCGGGCCAGTCCTCGGGCAGCTTGTCGGTGGCCTTCAGGCGCTTGGCCTGGGCGGTGATGTGGGCCTTCGCCTTGTCCTTGTCCTTGGCGCGGCCGAACGCCGAGACGGCGTCCTCCAGATCGGCCTCGGTCTCGATCGGGAAGCTGCCGTCCTCCATGGCGTGGCCAGCGTCGGCCGCATCCTGGCGCTGCTTGTCCGTGAAGTCGCGCTTGCCGAAGTACACGCCGTGCTTGTCGAGCCACGTCCCGTCGGCCGACTTCGTCAGCTTGGCGAGCGGCTTCACGGCACGCTTCTGCGTCGGCTGCGCCAGATCCGGAAGCCCCGCATCGGTGAAGCTCTTCGCCATCGCCTTGCGGGCATCCGCGACCTGGCGCAGCGTACCGGCGAACTTCGCATGGCCTGCGGCGTCCTCGGTGCGGCTGTCGGTCTTGGCCCGTTCGGCGAAAGCGTCGTACTCGCCGGCTGCCTTCCCGCACTTCTCGGCGTGGGCGGTGCAGTGATCGGCCGCGGCCTTGCACAGCGCGATACGAGCGCCGCCGGCCGCCTTGCCGAGATTGCCGTCCTCGTTGGCGCCGTGCGCGGAGTCCGACGGCACCGTCTTGATCCGCTCCGCCACGAGATCGTGGTAGCTCTGGGCGGCGTCGTGGTGATGCTGGGCCGCGGTCTCGTGCGCCTCGGCCTCGGCGTCGGCGTGCTTGGCCTGGTCCTTGTCGCCGTCGGCGCGCTTCGCGTTGGCGGTGGCGCGGGCCTGTGTGGCGGCCGCGATGGCCGCGATGGCCGCGGCGTCCTCCTCGACAGCCCTGCCATGCGCGGCCTGGATCTCGGTCAGCGCGGTGATGCCCTCGATGTTGGCCGAGCTGATCGCCGCCGTCATCTTGGCGAGTGCGGCCTCGGCCTCGGCGAGGATGTTGTCAGGCATTTGAACCTCCTTGGAACCGCCGGACGCCAGCGAGGCCGCCAGCCGGCGATAGTTGCGGGCGGCGTTGCGGTGGTGTTCGGCCAGCGCGGCGTTGGCGTCGGCCAGATGGCTGTGAACCGTGATCCCCACGGCGTCGGCCCCGGTTTCGGCGGCGGCGCGGCGGGTGCGGTGATGCGTGGCGGCCTGCTCGGCCTTTTCGGCCGCGGCGTCGTGCTCGGCGGCGTGGGTCAGCACCTCCTGGCGCAGCGCGTCACGGGTCGCGAAGGTGCCGCCATAGAGGCGGTGGCCGGCCTTCCCGAGCGGCTCCGGGCCGCAGCCCAGGAACTTCGCCAGCGGTTCCGCGGGGGCGGCACCGTCCGCCTTGACGATATCGATCCGAGCGTCAGGGTTACATGGCCGATCGACAAGCGAGATTTCGACCAGGTCGATGCCGGTCACCGTGCGCTTGTCGTCCGGGTCGCGATCCGTGATGCGGCCGCCAACCGAAAATCCTTTGTAGACGGCCGGCAGCTCGGTTCCATCAGCAAGCTTTGTCGGCTTGCATTTCGCCCACGCCTGATCGTCCTGGACATAGGCGCCAAACCACAGACCTTTGCCGTCGATCGTCGCTTCGACCGCTGTCCCAACTGCGGACGGCTGGTGCATTTGGCGCACGCAACCCCAGTCAAGATATTCCGGAAGAGCTTTCTTGACCGCGTCGAGCGTTATGACCTCGCCGCTCTGGTCGCGGGTTGGCGTCGTCGCGTACCCGAAGACCATGCGCTGCTCTTCGTCGATCTTGCATATCGGCGCGAACAGAACGGGCGTGACGCCACCTGCGGAGGTCGAGACTGCACCAGACATATCGATTACTCTTCGCTCTCGCTGCCTTGGTCGCCGCCGTCCTCGACGATCGTCACCGCGATGTCGCAGCGGTCGTTGGGATGCGCCGGGGGCGCGTCATCACCAGACTGGAACGTGTCGTCCATGTCGATTTCCCCCTGGTCCGCGTTGGCTTGGCAGATTTCGCAAGGGTCATCGCCCACCAGCCAGGACTTCTTCATCTTGGCCCCGTACTCCTTGGCGGCCTCGCGGTAGCCCGTCATGGCTCCGGCCATGCTGGCATCGGCTGCCTCGGTCCTTGCGATGGTCAGCGAACGGGCCAGCGAGAACGCATAGTCCTCGCTCAGCAGATCGCGCGTCTGGGCCGCTGAAAGGCCATCCTCGTACGCCTGGGCCAGCGTGCCGCGCAGCATCTCGCGCGTCGTGTCGTCGATCCGCATCGCGGCTCGTTTGGCCGGCACCAGGTTGCCGTCCTCGTCGTACCGCATCCCGACCATCTCGGCGGCGCGCCGGCGGGCGTGGTCGAGCGCCTTTTCGTCCACGGCGTCGAAGACCGCGGAGTCGTCATGCTGTTCCGGCGCCACGGCCTCCACGGCGGCCTCGGCCGCTGCCTTGCCGGCCTGGACCGCGATCCGGCCGAGATCGGGCTCGATCTCGATCAGCTTCTTGAGCGCGTCCAGGCTGATCTGCGACGTAGCGGTATTGGCCCGCGCACCAGCGCTGGCTGCATCCTTGCCGAGCTGGTCGCCGATCTCGTTCAGAACCTCGTTGCGGAGCGCCGTCAGGACACGGTGGACCTTGTCGGCGATCGCCTGGACCTCGGCATCTCGGGGCTGCCGCACCGGCGGCAGGCGATGCGCCGCCGCCTTGCTGAGCGGATCAGTACCGGAACCAGTCGTGGCGATGAAAGGGACGGGGCCGCCTTCGGCTGCCTCCATCTTCCGCATCGCGTCCGGCGAGATCGGAGTCGTGGTCTTGCCGCTCTTCAGCCATTCCTTAAACCGGGCCATGGTCCATTCGTGGACCGAGCCGATGAAGTGGTGCCCGGGGTGTGCCGGTCCGCGAGTGTCGGCGTTCCGGTACGCGGCGATGAAATCGTGCTGCGCCTCGGACCAGTGGTGGTAGCCGATGAATGTCTTGTGCTCGTCGAATGATCCATCTTCCTTCACCTGATCGATGATGAAGACGGTGGCGCTTTCGGGATCCGGTCCGAGAAAGACATCGACCGGCTCGCCGTCGGCGTCTTTCGTGTCCTCGATGTAGCCGTACTCGGTCGGCATCACGGCGCGCCAGCCGTCGTGCCGGCTTTCGCGAATCGAACCCTGGGCGTTCTCGATCGCGATCGGGAGGCCTTGGATCTCGATATGGCCCTTCTTGTAGTTGCCGGAGGCACGCTGGGCTTCGGTCGGGTCGCGGGCTGTTTCGGCCGCGGCCTCCTCGACCTCGGCGTGGGTTACCTTGGCGAGCCCGGAGTCGTCGTCGCCATACTCCGGCGACCCGAACAGCAGCATGCCGGGGAAGTTCGGCGGGACATCGTCCGGAACGTCGAGGGAAACCAGCATCCGCGGCGTGTCACCAAGCCAGCCGTCAAACGCGGCCATCTCGCGCCGCAGCTCATCGGACTCAAGCGCCAGCCAAACTCCAGTCGCATCCGCCTCTACCTTGAT